TATATGACTATTTTCGTATTAAACATTTCATTCAAAGTTTCAGAGTCGGAACTTAAAAAAGCATTCGAGGATTTTGGCGTTGTCAATTCGTGTAAAATAGTTTACGACAAAGACACTAAGAAGTCAAAAGGTTACGGCTTTGTAGAAATGGAAGAACCAGAAGCATTGAAAGCAATCAAAGGATTGAACGGTGTTTCGATCGGTGGTCGTGAATTGGCAGTAAAAGTTTCAGAGCCTAAGAATTAGTATTATGGATAATAAGGAAATTATAGAGGCAATTTCAGTATTGAGCGAAACACTTAAAATATTAAATCCCGAAGCGATGCCAGTGTTGAGAGGGAACGTTCCATCTGAAACGTATATTACTGTTTGTGAAAAGATTCAACAATTAACAAATATGCTTTATNAGCCTTTGGTTTAGATTTTTTGTAATTAATCGCAAAAAGTCTATATTTGTTTCAAATAAACTTTGTCGGATAGAAACCGACCAGTTTGGAAATGGAAAATTGTCCAAAGAAGTGCCTTGATGGCGCTGAAAAATGCCTAGATAAAATCACGTCACCGAACGTGGACAAAGAAGCCTTGGTAGAATCTATCAAGGCTAAACGTGTTTCTGTGAATTATAAACTCGTACAGAAATGAGGGTAGCGATTCCGACATTCAAGACACAATCTGAAACGTTCGACTATCTACGTGCGAACAAAAAGAAACTCATTGCTGAAAAGTGTTTGAAACCTATCAAGCATGATTCTAATTATGGCGTTCACAAGGTAGCTGTTTCAAAATCACACGCTCAAAAAGCAACCGCACCATTACCAGTTGTCGAGATTGAAGATGGTAGTATTGAGGTTTCAATAATCGGAAACACGTACAACTTCTGTGATTCTCAAATGGACGTTCTGTTTGCTGGGTGCGCCACAAAGACAATCAAGGAAAACGGGGTAAAGGGCAAGGATTTAATTTATCACCTGAAAGACCACGACACATCTACTGATGATCGTATCGGTTATTTACAGGACATCTACGAGAAGGATTTTGCTTTGTCTGATTTGGGATTAAACATGCAAGGCAATACGACATGTTTAGTTTTCGATTCATTAGTGAAAAAAGAATTATCTGAAAAGCTATACATCCAATACCTTGACAAGAAAGTAAAACAGCATTCAATTGGCTTGCAATACGTGAAGCTATTCATGTGTATCAACGACCCGAACGATGCGGAACACTTTGCCAATTGGAACAAGTATTTTCAGTTTGTTATCAACAAAGAAGCGATAACCTCAGTAGGCTACTTTTGGGCGGTCACTGAAATAAAGTTATACGAGGTTTCGGCAGTGCTTTGGGGTGCTAATGAAATCACACCAACATTGGAGGAAACAGAAAAAGAGAATGAGCCGACAGAAGTCACTCAAAAATTGGAAGAAAAGAAAGAGCCGATTAAAGAAGTCACTCGATCAGAAAAAGTAAAGTCGTTTTATCTATCATTTAATTAAAAACTATCATGAAATTTAAAGATTTCTGCCTAAAAAAAGGAATAAACAAGGCAACAATGGAAACAATGTCACCAGAAGAATTAGGTGATTTACATTCCGAGTTCCAGACCGAGTTGCATGCCGAGTTAAAAAGCCTGATTGATAAAAAAGGCGATTCGGAAACAATCACTAAACTACAAGCGCAAGTAGATGCGTTTGGCGAACTTGTTTCTAAAGAGCAATTTGACTCTTTGAATGCTAGTTACAAAGCTATTGCAGTAGAAGTTACTAAGTTAAAAAACGGAACTTCTGATGGAGGAGAACAAAAATCAAAGCTTGTTCAAATTATCGAAGCCAACAAGGAAGGCTTAGAGGCTTCAACCAAAAAAGGGAAAGACTTTGAGTTTACTGTCAAAGCTGATACTTTAAGAGCCTCGGTAGTAGGCAATCAGGCGGCATTAGATTTGACTGATGTTGGTCAATTAGCACATCGCAAGCTGACAGTTTACGACATTTTTAGAAAAGTACCTGTACCTGCTGGATCAAATGGCGTTGTTCGCTATGTAGACTGGGACGATGCCACAACAGTAAGAGCTGCCGCTGCTATTGCCGAAGGTGCTGCATTCCCAGAATCTACTGCAAAATGGGCAACATATACACTCGCTTTGCAAAAGGTTGGCGACATTATCCCTATGTCAGAGGAATTAATGTATGATGCGCCTTTGTTTGCTGCTGAACTGCAAAACTTCTTAGAAACAAACGTTGCTATAAAAGTAGACACAGATTTGGTTACAGGGAATGGAACAGCTCCGAATATAAACGGATTGAAGGCTCAAATCCCTAACTATACTCCTGTTGCGGCTGGAATAACAGATGCTAGTATTTACGATTTGCTAGTCAAATTACGTGAGACAATTTCGGCACCTTATGGAAGTAAGTATTCGCCAAACGTTGCGTTGATGAACATTGCCGACATCAACAAAATGAAGTTGAAAAAGGATGCAAACCTTAACTATGTTTTGCCACCATTCTTCAATCAAGCAGGACAAATAGTAGATGGTATTACCGTTATTGAGTGTAATGCTTTCGCAGCAAACACGATGGTTATTGGAGATAGTCGTTATGGTGCGATCTACGAAATACCTGGAATTACAGTTCAGACAGGTATTTCGACAGGGGACTTTGAAAGTGATATGATGAGTTTAAAAGCTCGAAAACGTTTGAATCTTTTGATTCGTACCGTTGACCGTACTGGGTGGTTGGAAGTTACTTCGATTTCTGCGGCTCTTACCACTTTAGCTTCATAGTTATGGTAGAGATTCAGTTTACTCAGGACTTTGCCAATAGGCAGGAAGGTAGTAAATGGGAATGTGATTCTATGTTAGCCAGTCAACTGGTTAACATAGATCAAGTTGCTGTTTATACGAATAAGGACATGCAAGATTACTCTAATAGTTTAAAAGCTAAAGAAGAGGTTATTGAAAAATCGGGAGCCGAAATAGTTGTTGAAGAACCTGAAAAATCGGAATCTGAAACATCAGCCCAATTTGTAAAGAAAAAATAAAAATGGGTTTACTTATTGTAAAGGGTGATTTTGTTGGCAAGTATGCTTTAGCGACTAGCACAAAAGGCAGTGACAACATAGATGCCTACATAGCGGAATATGAGGAACAAATACTCATTGATTTGCTAGGTTTGGAGTTATTTGAGTTGTTTAAAGCCGATGTGAATAGTGGCACGAAAAAGCCTGTTACCGACATTTATTTGACTCTTTACGATCGGTTAAACTTCGAGTATTGTAATCGTTTGCTCACTTCTTTTGGGATTAAGAACATCTTGCTTTCGATCATTTACTTCTATTATGTTAGAGATAACGTGGTAAAGCAAACGGTAAATGGTGACGTGAAAATTCAGACGGAAGTTTCGCAACCAGCCGACCAAACATATCTTTTATTGCGATACAATGAGGCTATAATGGCTTATTCGGTGATTCAGAGGTATTGTTTGGAAAACGAAGCAGATGTTTACCCAACTTTCAAAGGCACTTATAAGCAAGTCGCAAGTTTGATATGATAGACAACCCTATTGATATTATTCGTGACCTAGTTTCCCAATTGACAATTTGGGTTACGATTCAATCGGTTACTGATAACACAGACGGAACGGCTACGCTACTATCGAAAGATACCAAGTATCTGAATAGTGGCATGACTGTTAAAGTTATTGGAGTTGCCTACGCTGTCAAATCAGTTGTCAAGGATGTTTCTATTGTCTTGGATGGTGTTCCACCTTTGGGATTAGTTGAAATAGAACCTCCTAAGTTTTGGCATGGAACCGTTCTGGAAACGAACAAAACACTGACTGGAATAAAAGACATGGCGGACAAAATACCCATGATATTTTACGTAAGGTCGTGGCATTCACAAATACAGGCACTTGATAGCGCAAACGAAATGGTTCTTGATGCAAGGATTTTGTTCTTGACAGAAGATAACTTTAGTGCTTTTGATCCTGACAAGCGAGACGATGAATGTATAGTGCCAATGAATAGGTTGCATTTCTACTTTGTCGAAATGCTTAGAAAGAACAAACAGGTCGGAATTATTGAATCGTATAGTCTTGACAGTATAGACAAGTACGGAGTAGTAAGCGCAAAAGGAATGGAAAAATCTTTGGTAGATGCCCAATTGAGCGGTGTAGATTCTTCGATCACAATACCAATCAAGAAAAATTATCAGTGTAAATGTTAACAATTAAAAGATACTAAAATGGCAGAGATATGTTCATGTGAAACGGTGATGGGAAACACAGGTTTGCCGTCATGCTACAAGGCTCTGACACTTGCATCAGGAATATTCATGACACCTACTTATGCCAACGATGGCACTAAGAACGTCATAACTACTTCTGTTGCGGTTGACGATGCTTTTATTACTGCAAAAATTAACAATGCAGACCAAAGCAAGAGATGGTTTCCTTTGCAGAAACTAAATGCGGTAACGAGTGAAAGAGCAGAGCCAACTTTCGATACACGTTCGGACGGTGGTCAAGCTTTCGTAAAGCAAGGTATTCGTAACTTCACTTTTGAAATATGGGAAGGTGGCGCAAGGTTCAAAAAAATGCTTGACAAAGGTCGTTGTCGTGAATTTTCGTTCTTCATTATCAACGATGGTCGTGTCATTGGGCTAGACTTGACAGACGAACAATTAGAACTTGCACCTATCAGAATTGCAAAAGATTCATTGGTTGTGAATTATCTTTTTGCGACCGACACAACGGTTGAAAAAGTTGGCGTTTCTTTCCAGTTTGACCAAAGAGAAAATGACGGTAATTTATCGTATGTGGAAGTGGCAGACGATGCGGACTTGACTGGTTATCGTGGGTTATTGGACATTTATTCCACAATAGTATCAAATACTTTGACAACTATTACTATCAAGTTGTTTAACAAGTATGGGGCTGCTAATAATAAAAGTGGCTTAACTGGATTGATAGCTGGTGATTTTGCTTTGATGGATATTACAAGTTCGCCAACTGCTATAACTGTATCTTCATGTGCTGAAAGTAGCGTTGTTGAAGGTCAGTATGTATTGACTTTCACGGCACAAACTGAAAGCGATGTGGTACGTATCACGCCAACAAAAGCAGGGTACGACTTTACGGCTGTTATTGCCAATACTACTATCTTGACTGCGTAATGAAGCTTGGAAGGATAAGCCTTAATGTACCAGCGATAGCGGACATTTCGGAACAAGACTTTTATTCTTTAGTCAAAGGTAGTATTGACATTGACAAGAAAGTAGCGTGGGAACTGTTTCAAAAAGAAGCAGAGCCGTTCAAGAAAAAGGTGAAGTCAAAGCCAGAAAAGGCTATTGAAGAACCAAAAGAGTAGTTGTTTATTTGTTGCTTAATTTAGGTTTAGGATTGAAAGCCCTCATGTTTTACGTGGGGGCTTTTTGATTTCAAATTGCTATCTTTGTAAAAATAAACAACGAAACAATGAGTAAATCCATCGGGGATCGAGAAAAAGAAATACGTGAATATGCCGCCTTGTTCAACGAGGCGTATGCTAAAACAGGAGACGTAAACCAATCAATAAAGCATGTTTGGCGCACTAAGAAACTTATGTAACAACATCCTAGCCTTAGACGAAAACGAGGTGGTAATGTCGGCAATAAAAAAGCCTGAAATTATACGTCACATCATTTATTTGAATGCGTTCGATCAGTTGTTTTTAGGTGGCTTAAATTCTGATGGTGAAATAGTGGGGTACTATCGCAATGCTACTGAAATAATGTCAGAGGGCGAATCGTTTACGTTTAATGGATTGACGAAACGAAAAATAGCAGGGGATGCGTATTTCTTTTATGATTCTGGCGGTTTTCTTCGTTCGTTTAGCGTGTCAATAAAAAAGGACGGCTTTACTATTAAGGCAAATGATGAAATAGATGACGATTTTTTCGGCTCGCTTACTGAAAAGTACGGCAAAAATTTGATAGGTTTAACTGATGAAAGCAAAACAGAATTGGGCATTAAGATTTTACCAATGGTGCGTAAATTTGTACTTGGAGAGATGCTTAAATAAGTATTACACATCTGTACATACTTTAATATTATATAACTGGATTCTTTTCCTTAAAAATGGAGAGGTAAAATACTTGTTGAAAGACGAAAGTAAAACTAGCCTATTCAATTTTCTAGGCATAAAAATATTTGGCGTAAAAAAGGCTGGACATTTGGCTTATGAAAGACTTCAAAACGACATGATAGATACATGTGGCGTATCTAAAGAATACCTGAATATCCAACAATCGGAAATCAGGATAGCCAAAATGTACTACAAGATGCTTTCTTCTGGTGACAAGTCCATGCAATTGCTGATAACAGTTGAAGAAATCGAACTAGAAAAGATAAAAGAAGCCTCGAAGGCAAACAAAAATGACAGTATTTTGCACTCATTAAATAGGATTGAATCGCTTCAAAACGGTTGCCGATACAATCCCAAAGAAATAACCTTTTATGAGTTCACGGAATTAGCTAAATTAGTGTCGAAAAAGCAAGCGTAATATGGAATATCAAATGATAATAGGGATAGTTATAGTACTTTTATGCCTATTTTACTGGATGGTTTTAAAATCAAAGCCAATAAAAAGAATAACGCCACGTAAAGAATGGATAACCTCAGAATATTTGCTAGGTTCAACCAAAACTAGAGATTCCGCAAAACAGATATTAGAGAAGCTAGAAAAAGAAAACAAATTTTATTATGAGTTACTATTTATTCAAACAGTTGCAAAATATTATTTGAATAATCCAGAAAGCACACTAGGCAAAACGCTATATGATGCGATAACTGAACATCGAAAACAGCAAGAATCAGAACTCGAAACAACAACAAGACCAACAGGAAACTATACATTTGATGAATCATTAGGTCGTAATAGAGTAATTATTGATACGAATAAGCCATTAATTTAAAATAACCACCATCTAAACTTTGTCGGATAATACCGACCAGTTGAACAAATGGCAGAAAGCAAACCAATACAGTCGGAAGAACTGATTGAAAAAGGCATTTTTACCGATGCAAAGAAGGAAGCTAAAGAGCTAAACACGGCTATTGAGGTTCTTACTATCTCATTCTCGGAACTAGTCAAGATTCAAAAGGATGGACTAGCCAACATCAAAAAAATAGGCGGTGCGACTGATGCCAAAAGCCTGAAAGCCACACAAGAAGAGTTAAACAAAGTAACAGAGGCACGTAAAAAAGCGCAAGAGGTTGACAAGGTTCGGCTAGAGTTTACAAAGAAGTTTGAGGCTCAAAGAAAAAAAGAGTTTGAAGACTTCCAAAAGCAAAAGAAAAATTCAGACGAATACATAAAAGCGCAAGCTGTTCAGGCTTTAACTGATAAGGCTAGAATTGCACGTTTGAAAGCGACTGCAATACTCGAAAATCAGCAGATAGGATTAGAGCAAAAGTTATTAGCTACCAATACGCTATTAAGATTAGATCGTGCGGCATTAGTTCGCACTGATATTAATTATAGCGAACAACTGAAACGAATCAATTCAGAACTGGATGCCAATAATGAATTAATTAAAAACAATTCCGACAAGCAAAAACAACAATCATTAAACGTAGGGAACTATTCCGAAAGCGTTCAAGATGCTTTAGAAAAAACTGGTTTGTTTGGTGGCGTGATTGGAAAGGTTACGCAATTTGTAGAGCTAAACGAAAAGGCATTGTTTGCCTTAAAAATTAGACAAGCTGAATCTACACTAGCTACTACTGGCGACACAGAAGCACACGCAGCAAACATCGCAGCATTAAAAGCCGAAGAAGCTGCCACGCAAAAACTAAGCCTTGCAAAAAGAGCGTTAAATGCTATCACTAGTCCTATTGGTATTGCTATTGCAGCCGTTGCAGCCTTGACCGCAGCCGTTTTATATTTAGAAAGTATCAATCAAAGAGTTGCCGATAGTGCTGCTAGACTTGTAGCAAGTTTTGATGATAAAAGAAGTAGGGGTGAAGAATTTACCAAACTTTTAGAATTACAAATAAAGTACCGTGACTCTTTGAATAAAAGCAATGAAGAATTACAGATATTAAAAGATAATGAGGGNGACTTATTAGCAAGATACGAAGACACGACNCTTGCTTTAGGTGAACGAAAAAAAGCACTTGACGAATATTTTATTGCAGCGCAAAAAGCAAAAGAAAAGGAATTAGAAATTGCGCAAGGAGCTGCTGATATTGCGAAACAAGATGTAATTGCGCAGGAGGCTTTATTTGGAAATGTTAAAGGAAGCGCAAAAGCGGAGTTTTACACAAAACAATCCGAAGCAGTTCAGAAACTTTATGAGGCTCAGGATAAATTGAATGATTTTTTGACGATTGAAAAGCCTAAAAAAGAAAGGGAAATTTTCGATCAAGAAATAATAAATGACATTGAATTAATTAGGTCTAAAAAACTTGGTGCTGATAGCCAAATAGAAACGCTTCGAACACAAATAAATGACGAGAATACGTTATTAGCCGAAAGGCGTAAAGCATTAGACGATTTTACGAAAGCGCAAAAAGCAGCGCAAGAAGAAGAAACAAAATTGCTAGAAAAATTCGGTTTAAAAAA